GGCATTTTTAATGACCGAAACATGGTTGGCACAACCCCACCAAAAAAGTCTGTGCATGCCACATGGCGTGCTGTAGACCTAAAAGGCACCGAAGCCCAAAGAATCAAACTTATTGACTTCCTGTACACGCACCGTGACATTTTGTGTATTGAAGAAATTCATGATTACGCAGGCAGTTATAAGAAAAACCCACTGGGTTGGGGCGCTGGCTACCGTTGCGACAGGGACAGTTGGAAGGTTTACGACAAAAACACTATTGGGTCAAAAGGCGCCCAATGGGTACATGTCGAAGTTGCCCCATTGCTAGCCGACCACCCTGATGTTGCGCACCATGCTTTCAAAACTATATTTGGTGCTTGACATAGACCTACCGAATCGGTAGACATACCCCGACCTGACCCCGACTGAAGGACAACAAAATGAATGTAAAGCGTTTCCTAGGGCTAGCCCTATTTACCTATTTGATGTGTGCGGCGTGTGCGGTAGTCAACCAAAAAGACACGACACCTAACACTGTGCCAGTAGTACCAGCCACCATTACCCTGGGCGAATTAAGCCCCCAACAATTACAAGACCGTGCCGAAGAACTCACGGCCACAACAACCAGCACCAGCACAACTACTTCGACACAACCCACCACCCGTGTTGCCTATGTAGACCCCGATACCAAATGCCAGGAATGGTTGCCCGTAGCAGTTTCGGTTGGCTGGCCCAACAACACCAAAACCTTAGAAAAACTAGGCAGGCTGATTTGGAAAGAAACACGCTGTTTAAACATTGGCTACCAGCACCCAAACTTCAACGGACATGACCACGGCCTAATACAGGCGAACGAAATCCACACCCGTTGGGCAGAAGAACTATTCGCTATGCCCTTTGAAGAATCCATGTCAGACCCAACCCTAAATTTGCGTTTCGGTTTTTTGCTATATGACGCCGTAGAAGAAACTGGTGGCTGTGGCTGGCGCCCATGGAAAATGTGTTAACCAATGCTGAATGTTGACCGCCCCGACTGGCAACAACACGCAAACTGCAAAGGCATAGACACCAACCTGTTTTTTCCTAGCAACGCACAAGAAAGCGCCACCGCTAAAGCAATCATCAAACCCATATGTGAAGCGTGTGTAGTGTTCACCCAGTGCCACAAATACGCCCTGTCTTTTCCAGAAAAGGCGTTACAGGGAATCTGGGCGAATACGACAGACAACGACAGGCGCCGAATTCGATACGGTGCTACACCCATCAGTTATAAATAAACCAACCCGACAACCGAAAGGCCCGACATGACAGAACAACTGGCAGAAATGACTGCCGCTATAGCCAAAGCAGAAATTGCTATGAAAGCCGCCGCCTGGCAATTAGAGGCCCAAACCAAAGACATTGACATGTTGCGCAAAGCCTTATTTGAACTGGCTTATGTCGCCGAAGAAAACGGTATCTACCTGTCAAACCTGACCAAATCAACACAGGACACAATTGTGGCTATGCGCCTGGGGGGTTTCAAATGACCTGTGAACTATGCAAAGCCGAACTGACCGTGTACGACAAGCGCATGCAGGACTTGTTGCAAGGCATTTGCTTGAACTGTGGCAAAGCAGGGGACTGGCAACACATGACGCCCGAAGAATCAAGGCGCTGTGCAGAACTGCACAAATGGGCAAACATGACCAATGCTGAACGCACGGCCTACGACAGAAACAGGGGCAACTGATGGACTTAACAAACTATGTCGATGTACCAACACGGTTTGCTTTGGCTTTGGAACGCTGGCCTGAACTACGCATAATTGAAAACCGCCCCGAAGTCATCACGATTGGCGACAAGATTTTTATTTCGGTCACCGTGCAAGCGTGGCGAACACCCGATGACCCCGTGCCGGCACAAAATACGGCATGGGAAATTTTTCCTGGGGCCACCCCGTTTACCAGGGGGTCTGAAATGATGAACGCCAGCACCAGCGCCCTGGGCCGTGTTCTAGGGTTCATGATGTCCTTCGGCCCCAAAATGGCCAGTGCTGAAGAAGTACGCAACCGCCAACCCGAAACCAACGCCCCAGCGGTACTTACCAAACAGCCCCAAAATCCCCGTACAGCCACCCTGGGCGCAAATGCGACTAACGCACCCACCACAGCACAAATGAACCTGCTACGGGCTTTAAACCATGAAGGCCCGTTGGTTGGGTGTCATGTTTGCCCATTTGTGCAGTTCTGCACAGCGTCGGGATTCTTCAGGGGTCATGTGTAGCCAGTCCCCTGCCTTGCCACAGTTCAAGCAGATACCTTGCAACAAGTCTTGCATGCGAATGTCAAAGGGTGTCAGTTCTGTTTTGCATAGTTCACAGGTCATTTGAAACCCCCCAAACGCATGGCCACAATGGCGTCTTGTGTCTGCTTAGTCAGATTCGACAAATAGATACCGTGCTCTTCGGCAACATAAGCCAACTCAAACAGGGCTTTTCTTAGCATTGCGATATCTTCGGTTTGCTTTTCTAACTGCCAGGCGGCGGCCTTCATAGCAATTTCTGCTTTGGCTATCGCCGCTGTCATTTCGGCTAACTGTTCTGTCATGTCGGGCCTTTCATTTGTCGGGTTTAATTCTACGATAACCAACTGGTGTTGCAGAATAACGCATACGGCGCCTGTCGCCTTCGGAAGTGTTAGCCCAAAACCCTTGTAACGCTTTTTCGGGGAATGACACGGCGTAAGCAAAACACTTGTCGAATACGGTGCAGGCCTCGCAGATTGGTTTGATCACTGCACGGGATTCTGCAGATTCTTTGCCGTTGGTTGGGAAAAATAGGTTGGTGTCTAGTCCACGGCAGTTTGCGAATTGTTGCCAGTCGGGGCGGTCAACATTGAACATGGGTTAGCACATGCTCCATGGGCGCCAACCGCAAGCGCCTTTGGCTTCAGGTTCTGAGTACAGCAAATATGCAAAACGCAGGTTTAGTGTCGGGTCTGACATGGATTCTTCCATAGAGCCAGCAAATACCTGTTCAACATAAGCACGGTGGATTTGGTTAATCTGGGCAACGCCATGGTCATGCCCGTTGAACGCTGGGTGTGTATAACTGACGTTTTGACAGCGGGTTTCTTTCCACAGTAAACGGCCCAGTTTTTCTAGTGTTTCTGTGTTGTTCGGCCAGCCAACAGAAATGGCGCTAGGGAACCATTCCTGGCATTTAGTGGCCGGGTCAAACGGTGCAAGGGTTGTGGTGGGTTGTGTCGAAGTAGTCGTACTGGTGCTGGTCGTTGTGGCCGTTAATTCTTCGGCCCTGTCTTGCAGCTGCTGTGGCGACAGATCGCCCAGGGTGATTGTTGCCGGTACTTCAACAAACGTTTGGGGTGGTGTCTCCTTTTGGAACGCCACCGCCATTGCGGCACACATCAGGTAGGTAAACAGGCCTAAGCCTAAAACACGCTTCACATTCATTTTGGTTTGTCCTTCAGTCGGGGTCAGGTCGGGGTATGTCTACCGATTCGGTAGTGCTATGTCAAGGATTAGGCTACCAAAGCAGGAAAAACCTTGATGGCGTCTAGGGTCGCCTGGGTGTACGTGTCCCCTGGGACATACTGCAGGTGCCATGGTTCAAAGTTCGGGTTTTTAGAGTCTGCGACAGCCCATGTGAAACCGTATTTCAGGGCTTCACAAGTCATAAACCCGTCACCTAGTAGCCAGTTGAGTAGGGCTGAACCTTCATAGCAGTTGGCGGCGTCTATGGCGAGTCCCCAACCGTGATCTGAATTGCCTGGTGTGGCGCATGGTGCTTTGCCTGGCTTCAAGTAGTACACCTTGCCTTGCCAAATACGGGTTACTTGCGGTACACGGCCCATGTCTTTTGTCGAATAGCGGTCATTGAACAGGGCTAGTTGTTGGCTGTAACTGCGATATGCACCAACCTGGTTAAGTGTTAACCCGTTGAAGTAGGCGGCAAGCTGCAAACAGTTCCATGCCGTAGCGGCGTGTTGTTCTAGTAGCCCAGACGGTTTTTGGATTGTGCGCAGAACTGTGGTTGAAACATACCCGTTTTTTTGTCCTGTCAAATCGGTTGGCATAATGATTGGCAAGACTGGGTATGTGGTCATTAGAAGTCACCTTCAGGTTGCAAGATTCGAATGGTGACTGTGCCGGTGGCTGTGACGCCATATAAAGCGTTTCGTGGTGGTAATACCATTGTTGAAGTGACGTCTTTTTTAGTTACTAAACCTGTTGTGGTGGTGACTGTTGAACCGCCAATGTGGATATCTGAGCCGACTGGTTCAAAGTAAATGGTGCGTGTTGCTGTGGCTGTTGCTGCAATTAGCAGTGTGGGGCTGGTGGTCACGGTGACAACTGAAGCAATCATTTTGTGTCTTTCTTTCGAATAATGGGTTCCACTGGTTTGTTTGTTAAGGCGGAAATCCCGTTTCCTACGGCATATCCGATAACCATGGTGATGATTGGCAGGCCTTGATCTTGATCTATTGCTTTGACAGCGATTAACACGGTCATGCAGATGAGGCCGACTAGGGCGATTAGGGCTTTTGATGGGTTGAAGGTCATGCCCATATCCATACGACTAGCGCAATGGCGAGACCTGCAATAATGGCCAGCGTTTTCATGGTGTATCTGGGAAGTCGGCTTCTGGGCCTGCTGTCCATGTGGCTGGGAAGTCTCGTAGGGCTTGACGGTATGTCGCCCATGCTTGACGGTCTACGGGTGCGTCGGCGACTTGTGTCCAGTCAGACTCTTTTAGTAGGCGGTCACGATGGTTTCGCATGCGTTCGTGCCACCATTCGGCAGGCACTTCGTCGGGGTCAAGCGTTGAAATTAGGTCGTAATTCATCATGTCCTTTCATAAACAAATTTGATTCGTACTTGGTCAGCGTTTCCAAAAGTAACAGGGACAGTAGGTTGCCAAACTGTTGAGGCGTTACCAAACCTAAATTCAAGGGTAGAAACACTACCTATCGCGCTACCCATATATTGAACATAACCAGCAGAAGCGTCAAGTAATTGACCCCACCCTGAACAGTAACCGCCGCTGATTGGAAAAGGTACTGACAACAAATAGCCACCTGCGCCGTAAGTCGTTGTGCTACCAGCAACTAGAAAGATTTCGCCAATAATTAACTGGCTATTGGGTGACGGGTTTATGACTTGTGAAGCCCTGAAATACGGTTTTACATGGGCTGTCGCAGACTCTAAAAACCCGAACTTTGAACCATGGCAC